TTGATTTAATAAAGAAGGGCTACAGGCACTTTCTGAGTGCCAGCTACGTTCACCACATTGGCAGCAGCACCATAGGCCGGGATGCACATCAACTGACGCTGGCGGCTAAACCTTGGATTGAGCAGAATCGTCCAAACTACGCGAAAGAATGGTTTCAATGAGCCACCAGGCGCAGTCAGATTTTGTGAGTAGAGTGAGGGCGCAATACCCTGAGATGTTTACAGGGACTCGGGTGCTGGAGGTTGGTTCCTTGAACATTAACGGCAGCGTCCGACAGTTTTTTGATGGTCCAACGGAGTATGTTGGGTGTGATTTGGGTGAGGGTCCAGGCGTTGACTTGGTATGTTTGGCGCATGAGCTGCCGTTTGCTGATGGTTATTTTGATGTGGCGATTAGCTGCGAGTGCTTTGAGCATGACAGGCACTGGCAGAGGACCTTTCAGAAGATGATTGATTTAGTGCGTGATGGTGGTCTGGTTTTGTTCAGTTGCGCCACCACCGGGCGGCATGAGCATGGCACTACCCGCACCTCACCAGCCGATGCGCCATTCACGAATGATTACTATCGGAACCTTGAAAGTTGGCACTTTATGCCAATGGTCAAAAAAATGGTTCAATTTGAGTTTAGCGAAAATCAATCCCCAAGAGATTTGTACTTTTGGGGTATTAAGGAATGAGCATGGAAACTTTGAACACCGACACCCAGGCCGTTGAGGTCATGGACCTTGATGAATTGCAGGGCATCATCAGCATGGAGCTGACGGATGCAGTCAGCTACATCGACACCGACCTGAGTCCCATCCGCGCCAAGGGCACCGAGTACTACAGGGGTGATTTGTTCGGCACCGAGGAAGAGGGCCGCAGCCAGGTGGTGGCAATGGAGGTGCGCGACACCGTATCAGCCATGATGCCCAGCCTGATGCGAATATTCTTCAGCACCGAGAACACCGTTGAGTTTGTGCCTACGGGTCCAGAGGACGTTGCCAATGCACAGCAGGCCACTGACTACTGCAACTTCATCTTCAACTCTGACAACAACGGTTTCCTGACCACCTACTCCACCTTCAAGGATTCCTTGGTGCGGAAGTGCGGGATTATGAAGTGCTGGTGGGAGGAGGATGAGACTGTCCGCATTGAGGAGTACTCTGGCCTTGATGACCAGACGCTGCAGATACTGATGCAGGAGCAGACCGATGTGATGGTGATGAACACCTACCCCGACCAGGCGATGGGTCAGCTGCACGATGTGCAGATCAAGCGGAAGATCAAGGGTGGGCGGGTGCGGATTATGTCTGTGCCGCCCGAGGAGCTGCTGCTGGACCGTCGAGCCAGGTCATTTGATGATTCAGCCATCATTGCCCACCGCCAAATGGCGACCGTGGCGCAACTGATTGAGATGGGCTACGAAGAAGATGAGGTGCGGGAGAACATCACCAGCAACGACCTAGACACCAACGAGGAGTATCTGGCGCGTCAGCCCATGAGCAGCTTTGGTGTGTCTGTGGAGTCTGCCAACCCGATGATGGAGCGAGTGCTGTATGTTGAGGCGTACCTGCGGGTTGACTATGACAAGGACGGCATTCCCGAGCTGCGGAAAGTCTGCTGCATTGGCAGCGGCTACAAGATTCTGCGGAACCTGCCAGCGAGCTACATTCCGTTTATTGACTTTCCCTGCGACCCCGAGCCTCATACCTCACCACTGGAGGCAATGTCAATCTTTGACATCACCCACGACCTGCAGGAGATCAAGAGCGAGATTCTCAGGAACACGCTGGACAGCCTGGCGCAGAGCATCCACCCAAGGACTGCCATTGTGGAGGGTCAGGTCAACATTGACGATGTACTGAACAACGAGACAGGCGCCATCATCAGGATGAGGGCACCCGGCATGGTGCAGCCGTTCTCCACACCATTTGTGGGCCAGGCCGCATTCCCGATGCTGGACTACATGGACCAAATCCGTGAGGACCGCACTGGCATGAGCAAGGCGGCGATGGGTCTGAATGCTGATGCCCTGCAATCCAGCACCAAGGCCGCGGTGGCAGCGACTATCTCAGCCAGCCAGGGCCGCATTGAGTTGATCAGCAGGCTCATGGCAGAGGGCATGAAGAAGCTATTTAAGAGCATCCTGTTCTTGGTGACCACCCACCAGGACAAGGCTCGCATGGTGCGCCTGCGGAACCAGTTTGTGCAGATTGACCCCCGAGCCTGGGACGCTGCAATGGACTGCTCCATCAACATTGGCCTGGGCAACGGCGACACCAATGAGCGCGTGGCGGCACTGATGCAGATCAGCGCCAAGCAGCAGGAGGTGCTGACCCAGTTGGGTGTGGTGAATCCATTGGTGACGCCAGCACAGTACAGCAGCACACTAAGAAAAATTGTGGAGCTGAACGGTTTCCGCGACCCCAGCCAATTCTTTAACCAGATACCCGCCGACTACCAGCCGCCTGCTCCACCAGAACCCAAGCCAACCCCAGAGGAGGTGCTGGCGCAAGTGCAGGCACAGAGCATCCAGGCCGACATCCAGAAGAAGGCTGCAGAGTTGGAACTCAAGCGCCAGCAGATGATGATGGACAACGACTTAAACCGGGACAAGATGTACCAGGAGATGGCTCTGAAGAAGTACGAGCTGGAGTTGAAGTACAACGTCCAGATCAACACCGCAGAAATTACGGCTCAACAGAACATTGACCGTGAGCTGCTCAAACAACAAGGAACCTTTCAATGACAGAAGACGTTATCCGCAAGGGCACAAAGTCAGAGCTACTGCTCCAAGACGAGGTTTTTACCAATGCCCTGCAGCAACTACAAGATATGCAGATTTTCAAGTGGAAGACAAGCCTTCCTGATGAGACTGCAAAGCGTGAGCAGGCGTGGCTGATGATTCAAGTCATCGACAACCTGCGGACTGAGTTGAAGAAGATGGTGGATAACGGCTGGATTGAACGCAAGAAACTTGAGCGTTCAGGAAAATTGAAAGGAATTTGAAATGGAAAATTTAAATGTTGCCAATGCGGCAAGTGCTATCAACGCGATGTTGCCATCGGAAGGTGGGGACCAGCAGGACGTTGAGATGCAGGATGAGTTGACGCAAGTTGACTCAGCGGCTCCAGAGGAGGAATTGCAAGACTCCGATGGGGAACAGTCTGATGAGGTTGATGCCGAGGAGGAGGAGGACAAGGCACCCATATTCACCGTCCGAGTTGACGGCAAGAATGTTGAGGTCACGCTTGAAGAACTCCAAAAAGGCTACAGCAGGGAAGCAGACTACACCCGCAAGACTCAGCAAGTGTCTGAAGAACGAAGAGCGTTCGCAGCAGAGGCTGAACTTGTGCGTACGGAGCGCCAACAGTATTCCCAGTTGCTGGGTTCACTCCAGGCGCAACTTCAGCAAAACGCTGCACCACAGATCGACTTGGATCGTCTTTACAACGAAGACCCAATCGAATGGGTGCGGCAAAAGGAACTTGCAAGAGATGCGGAAAAAGTACACGCTGCTATTCATTCTGAGCAACAGCGACTCTCTCACATCCAGGCGCAAGAGCAATATCAGTCTATGCAGGCACACCTTGCACAACAGCAAGATGCCATGCTTAAAGCCATTCCCGAGTGGGCTAACCCCGACAAGGCCAAGGCTGAAAAGACGTTGCTGATTGAGTGGGGGCAGAAGCTAGGCTTTTCCTCCGATGAGCTGAAGAATATTTTTGACCACCGGGCTGTCGTTGCGCTGCGTAAGGCTGCGCTGTACGATCAGATGATGACCAAGAGGGGCAACATCAGGCCAGCGGTCAACAATGGGCCTAAACCCGCCAAGCCAGGTGCAGCGGGAAGGATGGACAACACAACTGATTCTAGAAGGTCGCAACAACGTCTTGCTAAAACTGGTCGCGTCAATGATGCGGCTTCCGCAATTGAACATCTTTTGAGGTAATTCAAAATGGCTATCGTAACTAATACTTTCACGACATTCGCCGCTAAAGGCATTCGTGAAAATCTCGCAAACATCATCTACAACATCTCACCAGAGGAGACACCGTTCCAATCCAACATTGGAAAAGACAGCGTTCAAAACACGCTGTACGAGTGGCAGACCGATGCACTCCAAGCTGCGGCAACCAACGCGCAACTTGAGGGTGATGACATTGGCACGTTTGACCCTGTTACCGCAACGGTGCGGATGCAGAACTACTGCCAGATCAGCCGCAAAACGGTTGTGCTGTCAGCCACTGAGGAGATTGTCAACAAGGCTGGACGTAAGTCTGAGTTAGCCTATCAGTTGGCTAAGAAGGGCGCTGAGTTGAAGCGTGATATGGAATTGGTGATGGTTCAAAGCCAAGTCGCAAGTGCAGGTAGCACGAGTGCTGCCCGTACTACTGGCTCGATTTTGGCTTTCATCAAGACCAACACCGATGCACAGACCAACGGCGCTGAGCCGTCCTACACAACGCTGCCAAACAGCTTGCGTACCGATGGTAATGTTCGGGCCTTCACTGAAACCATTCTTAAGAATGTGATTCAAAAGACCTGGACCTCTGGCGGCACACCTAAAATCCTGATGACAGGCCCGGTGAACAAGCAGCGCGTTAGCGGATTTGCAGGTATTGCTGCAACCCGATACAACATTGAAGGTGGCGCTAAACCTGCCACCATCGTGGGGGCTGCTGATGTCTACGTCAGCGACTTTGGCAATGTGACGGTGGTGGCGAACAGGTTCCAGCGTGAGCGTGATGCGCTAGTGTTGGACCCTGAGTACGCATCAGTTGCGTACCTGCGTCCTTTCCAGCAGATCGAGCTGGCGAAGACGGGTGACGCTGAAAAGCGTCTGTTGATTGTTGAGTATGGCCTCAAGATCACCAGTGAGAATGCTCACGGTCTTGCTGCTGATTTGACAACGTCCTAAAAGGAGGGGTGGGCCAGGGCAACCTGGTCCACCTTCAAAAGATGGAAACACGACTCTTTGACAGAAACGATGCCACTGGCATCACCAGGCTCTGGCACTACGACCCAGAGACTGACGAGGCGACTATTGAGACTCAGCAGGATGTCTCCAATGTGGTGGAGGAGAACAAGGACCAGTTCAACGCCACCGACAACAAGGCCAACTGGACAGGCGAGTGGCACAAGGTGGCAAGCATTCCACTGAACATTTATTACGAGCTGCAGGCCAGCGGCAAGATCACAGATCAAGCCTATATGAAACGCTGGCTCAATGACCCCGACAACCGATTTTTCAGAACAAGGCCAGGAAAAGTATGACGATTATTGCGGTTTGCACCCCTGCGCGGGATATGGTTCACACCCAGTACGCCTATTGCCTGGTAAACATGGTGGCATTTCACGCCTGCAATACGGACGACCGCATTGACCTAAAAATCATGCAGGGTACGCTGATTCAGAACCAACGGGCAGAGCTGGCGCTGGACGCCATGCGCGAGGGCTGCAGCCACATCCTGTTCATTGACTCAGACATGACCTTCCCACAGGACATGATTCAGCGGCTGCTGGCGCATGACGTTGACATTGTGGCAACCAACTGCGCCAGGCGCCGGATGCCCACAGGCCCAACTGCCAAGATTGGCAACAAGTTGGTGTTCTCCACGTTGGAGGACCACGGGCTGCAGGAGGTGGACACCATTGGCATGGGGGTGATGCTGATCAAGGCAGATGTCTTCCGCAAGATGTCCGAGCCTTGGTTTGAGACGCCTTGGCGCAATGACAAGCGGGGCTATGTCGGCGAGGATGTCTTCTTCTGCCTCAAGGCAAAGGAGATTGGGTATAAAATCTACATCGACCACGATGTCTCCCGAGAGATAGGCCACATTGGGACCTTTGAATTTCGGCACGAGCATACCTGGGTAGTCAAGGATTTGCAGGAGGCATGAAATGGCACTCTCTACCTACGCCGAGCTGAAGACATCAGTTGCGGACTGGCTCAATCGTTCTGACCTGACAGCGGCAATCGCTGACTTCATCAGTCTTGCAGAGGCTCAGATGGAGCGCGTCCTGCGGAACAGGAATATGCTGACCCGAGGCACGGGCAACATTACCGCCGAGTACACGGCGCTGCCAGCGGACTTCTTGGATGCGATGACGCTGAAGTTGACGGGAACCAACCCCATCACTCCACTCCAGTTTGAGACAATTAGCAGCCTAGACCAGCTACAAAACACGACTTATCTATCAAATGGCAAGCCACTGTTTTTTGCTATTGTCGGAACCAACTTCCGCGTCCTGCCGACACCTGACAGCACCTACGCCTACGAGATTGACTACTACGCCAAGCTGGCAAAGTTAAGCGTAAGCAACACAACCAACTGGCTGCTGACCCAGGCACCTGACATCTACCTGTATGGTGCCTTGCTGCAGGCTGCGCCTTACCTGCAGAATGACGAGCGCATACCCGTCTGGGTGGCGCTGTACACCAGGGGCATTGAAGACTTACGCCTCGCTGACAACAGATCGACACAGGCCGGGACTATGCTCGCAAGAGCAAGAACACTAGGATAAATCATGGCAGATACCACCACCACAAACCTACTGCTGACCAAGCCAGAAGTTGGAGCCAGCACCGACACCTGGGGTACGAAGGTCAACACTGACCTTGACCTGGTGGATGCACTGTTCACGGCTGGCGGCACTGGCACCAGCGTGGGACTCAATGTTGGCGCTGGCAAGACGCTGGCAGTTGCCGGGACGCTGACAGCAACAGGCACCACCAACCTGACATCACCAGCAGTCACCACCAGCCTCACAACGCCATCCACCACTTTTGCCTTGGTCAATGCTACGGCAACCACAGTCAACCTGGCTGGCGCTGCCACAGCACTAAACCTTGGTGCTGCCACTGGTACGCTGACTGTTGCCAACACCACCCTGGCGGCGAAGGCCATCACAGCCAGCACCACTCTGGCGGTGACAGGTACATCCACACTGACAGGCGCAGTCACAGCAACTGCTGGCGTGACAGGCCCACTCACATCATCCAGCGTAGCCATCACTGGCGGCAGCATCACAGGCATCACCGACTTGGCAGTGGCTGACGGTGGCACAGGCGCATCAACAGCAGCCGCAGCACTCAACAACCTGCTGCCATCACAGACATCTGCAGCCAACAAGTACCTGCAGAGCGATGGCACCAACGCATCCTGGGATGCAGTCAGCCTGTCCACTGCCGACATCACAGGCACCTTGGGCGTTGCCAATGGCGGCACAGGACAAACCAGCTTCACCAACGGTCAACTGCTGATTGGCAACAGCACTGGCAATACGCTGACACCAGCAACACTGACCGCTGGCTCTGGCGTGACGATTACCAACGGCAGCGGTGCCATCACCGTTGCATTCACTGGGCCAGGCGCTGGCTCAGTCACCAGCGTGGATGTCTCTGGTGGCACGACAGGCTTGACCACAAGCGGTGGGCCTATCACCTCTTCGGGCACTGTTACCCTGGCAGGGACACTGGCAGTTGCTAACGGCGGTACAAGCCTGACGACCCTCACTGCCAACAACGTCATCCTTGGCAACGGTACATCAACGCCCTTGTTCGTAGCGCCAAGCACTAACGGCAACGTGTTGACTTCTAACGGCACGACTTGGGCAAGTACGGCTCCAGCAGCCGGGTTTTCAACGTCTGCTGACAACACCTTTACAGGCACTCAATCCTTTGCAGGAACATCTGCAAAACTGGCAGAAGTTCTGACCAACGCAGCAGAGGTAGCAACAGTCTCAGCCACAGCAGCCACTGGCACGATCAACTACGATGTCACAACTCAGTCTGTTCTGTACTACACCAGCAACGCAAGTGCTAACTGGACTGTCAATTTCAGAGCGTCATCAGGCACATCGTTGAACACTGCTATGTCCACGGGTCAGTCTGTGACTGCGGCTTTCCTTGTCACGCAAGGCGCTACGGCCTACTACAACTCTGTGGTGCAGGTAGATGGCTCAACAGTGACGCCTAAGTATCAGGGCGGTACAGCGTATGCGGCTGGTAATGCAAGTTCGGTTGACGTGTATATGTACACCATCGTCAAGACGGGTAATGCGGCGTTCACTGTGTTTACTTCACAGACCAAGTTTGCGTAAGGACTGATATGCCACTAGTACAAACAAGGGGTGCGGCATCAGCCCAAGGCTTTGGTGAGTTTGCACAGGCTGCTGCTATTCCATATATTGAGGATGTGTTTTCTTGCTTTTTGTATACGGGTACAGGCGCTACACAGACCATCATCAATAATATTGACCTGTCTGGTAAGGGTGGATTGACTTGGAGTAAAGATAGAAGTGCGGCAAGAACAAATAGTTTAATTGACACTGTGCGAGGGGCAACATTTGAAATAACCAGTGATG